CACCTGTTAATAATGTACAAGCCATATTTTTATTTTATTTTAAAAGGGGGATGTTACTCCCCCTGAATTATTATGTATAATAAACAATCTCAGCACCTACACCATGACCAGTTCCGAATTTGAAACCAGCAACGAAGCGTACATTCTTATCTCCTAGAGTTTCGCCAGTATCAATTAATTTGATAGTCTCAAAATCTTCGATAAGGTCAGTAGCGAACCAAAGGTTCTCCCATTGACAAGCTACGATATCATTTGTAGGTAATCCGTTTACAACCTCCATTTGAACGTTTAAGAACATCATTGGTACATTCTTCTGCATATAAGACTCAACAGAAGTAGATGCAACCTTAGTGCGATAGAAACGAGCAGCAGCAGGAGAAACTAAAATTCTAGTGCGCTCATCGTCTATGATAGTATTAGGAATAGCATCGTAAACTTTTTGTAATTCAGTTATAATATTAGAAGCACTTAAAGTAGTTCCCACAACATCGATTACAGTAGCATCAGCTAAGAATCCTTTCAACCAACCATCGCATAAGTCAACTGGTGAAGCTGCAGTATCCCATTGCCAGATACCTTCTTCAATTTCTAAATTTAAAAATTCTTTCATCTTGAATAAAACGTACTCTTGGAAACTAGCAGGAATCTTTTCTTTCATATCACCCGCTCCCATTTGCTCAGATAGCCACATATTGTAGAAATCCTTTTTACAAATGGTTTTATTTACCATTAAATCACAAGTCTCAATAGACTTCTCAGTAATAGTAACTGTTCCTTGTGAACTATAATCACACGCCCCAGCTTGTAGCAAATTAGCCACAGACATTGAAGGAATGTTCATTTTAGATTTTACATTTACAAGTTTTCTAGCTTTAGACTTAGAATTTCCCTGTAACAAAATTGCAGAGTAAAACTCTTGCGCTTGTATCCCATCCCAAGTGGATGTACTGTCAGTAATTGTAGGCATAATTTTTTAGTATTTAAATTAAATGTATTAAATTGCTTTTTCGTTTATTTTGCTCAATGCAATAACCTTTTGTAATAACTCATCACTAGTCAACTTTACCGGTGGCTCAGTAGATAATCTTACTCTGTTGGTTTCAGGTTTAGCTATTGAATTAGTAGGTAGGCTATCCTTCATTGCAGAAAGTTCTGTTCTTAAAGTTTCTTTTTCCTCTTTAAGTTCGTTAATCGCTTGTCCAGTTCCCGCCTCAATCTCATTAAATCTTTGCTCCAATGCAGATACTCTAGCGTTCATTTCGTCTATTACTGGTTGTAACATTGCCTTAATAGATTCTAAATCCATAGGAGTAACTTCTGCCTTAACAGGAGCGTTTGGCTCTACTATCTTAGTAGATTCTACTTCTACTTCTACTTCAGGAGTTGGCTCAACTACCTTTGGCTCTTCTTTAACCGCCTCTGTGATTAACCCATCTTTAACGGTAATTAATCCAAATCCAGTTAGTATATAATCGCCATCTTTAGCGGCGAATTGCTGACCGTTTTCGTCTACCACAAATACAGGTGCGCCTACTTCAAAGTCAGATGCCGTTGTATAAATTACTGTGCCATCTTCTAAAGTGGCTTCTTTTTCAAGTTTAAATTTTCCGTACTCCATATTATTTCTCATTTTTAATTTTTTCATATCAAAGAAACCCTCAATAGAGAAGCCTCTTAACTTTTGTGTTTTTATTTCCGATTGCCAAAAATCCTCATCCTCTATTTTAACAACTCCAAACCAAGTACCCTCAGGCAAATCGAATCCAAAGTTTTTGCTCTTATCATTTTCCGAAGCAGTTACCCAATTTTCAGAAACAAAGGCCACCGATAAAGTGCTACCGTCTTGATGCATTAGATTAATAGACCTACCTCTTTGCTCTGCATTAAACTTGTCAGCTATTTCCTGAATCGTTTCTTTTGAAAACTTAATGTAGTATTCTCCGTTTTCATCCTTTCGGTAAATCTTTTGTTCAGGAATTAAGAATGCACCCGCTATTTTCTTTTGCTCAGTTATTTCGGCAAGGTTAAAATGCTTGTTAAATGCAAACCAATTAACTTGAATTGCAGGTTCGTCAACTAAACTTATGAATTGAGTGCCATGCTCTGATTTATTCAAAATAAGCTCATAGGTTGGCAAAGTGTCCTTTTCCATACCTTTATATGTATTTTTAATTTAAATCGTTTATTTTGAAATCTAAACCGATTTAGCCAAAGGTTGCGTTAGCCTCTGCAACTTGCACTCTATTGTTAACGCTATTAATTTCAGTAACTGAAACGAATGTTTGTTGAGTAGCTTGTGGATTATTGCCCTCTACCGTTGGGAATTGAAATGGAGTAGACGAAGTGTCGACAGTTGGTAATGATGGTCCACTACCGAACCCACTATCTCCACCACCACCACCCGAAGCAGAAGCACCGCCACCAAATTGAGTAGATGCAATTTTAGCCACGTTTGCAAAGCCTCCTGCGATAGCTAAACCAGCCGCTATAAATGGTTGAGCAGGGAATAAAACAGTTGACGGACTAGCAGAAGCAGTAGCAAAAATTGCATTTGCCGCTTGATATGTTTTAATGATTGCATCCGCTATACTTATTGCTTTATTAACTTGAAAAGCCTTTTTAGCATTTGCCTCATTTTTTTTACCGAATAATTCTGTTAGTGATGATAAAGTTTGTAACGTATCGGATATAGCTTGAACTTTAGCATCATTAACTTTTCTTTGTCGCTCTTTCTCTTCATCCCTATACTTTTTATCTATATCAGCTAACTCCCTTTCTTTTGCTTCTGCAATTATTTTTAATTGCTCGGCATTACCTTTAGCAGCTTCCTCTAGTGCAAAGTATTTTTCATCAATGGCTCTTAACTCACGTTGCTCGTCTGTTAGTGTGTTTTCAAAATTCTGCTCCTCTAAAGTAGCAATGGTATCTAAATATTCATTCTCTTTTTGGAGGCGTATAGCGTTCGCCTCAGCAATTAATCTACTTTCCTCATCTCTATACTTTTTACTTATAGCGCCTAATTCCCTTTCTTTTGCCTCAGTAACGATAGCTAACTGTTCAGCGTTATTTTTAGCCGCCTCTTCTAAAGCAAAGTATTTTTCCTCAACTACTCTTTTTTCTCTCTCTTCTGCCGATAGTGTACTTTCAAAGTTTTCCTCTTGTAACTTTGCAATGGTATCTAAATACTCATTCTCATTTTGAATACGTATTTTATTTGCTTCAATTATTTCAGCAGTTTTCTTATCCTCATTAGCCTTCCATTTATCGTAATTCTCTTTGTCTCTTCTTAGTTTATTTTCATCAGTCTTCGTTTCAAACTCTGTTAAGTCTGCTGAAAGTTTTTTAATTTCTTGAACTCTTTCATTATTAGCTTTTATATTAGCGTTTTTTGTTCTATTAGCTACTTCTTGAGCAAACACATCATCCTCACCCGCCATTTTTAAAAATAACTTTCTTTGCTCCTCCTGAAGTTCTTTTTCTATTCTATATTTTTCTCTTTTTAAATCTATCTCTTTTTTAGTAAACTCTATTAAGTCTGCTAATTTTTGTTGCTCAATAGCGTATGTATCTTTACCCGCAGCCTGTGCTAATCTTATTTCTTTGTCATACCTATCTGTTACCGCTTGTTTTTGTTTCTCTATTAATTTTATTTCTTCACCTAACGACTTACTTTTCTTTTGTAATTCCGCTATATTTTGGCGTAATAATTCCTTTTCCTTTTCTAAGTTTTCCTGTCTTTTCCTTTCGGCTTCATTTGCATCGTCAACAGACTTTTTATAATTTTTATACGCTCCACTAGCGTCAAATAATCCTAATGTAAGCAAATCAAATAATTCTAATTGTAATTGTATTGCGTAATCAATACCTGCAACAATCGCATCAAATATAGATGAGACTGCATTGCCGAAAACTTGAAACCCTTTTTTAATCCCATCAATGATAGAACCCATATCTAAGAACGATACAATGATACCGCCGATAATGGTAGCTAATAATATTAAAGGATTAGTTTTTAAGATTGAACCTAATAACTTAAATCCTGATCCTACACCTTCAATTACTGGTTTAATAGAAACTAATATTCCAATAAATGAACTAGCCTTAGCCTGTGCGCTTTCTATCTCCTCTGCACTATATCCTAACTCAGAGCCAAACGATCCTACAACGCCTGTGGCTAACGCAAATCCTCCCGCTATACCTTGCCCTACCTTCTCAATCTGTTCACCTTTTTTCTGTAAGTTTTCTAAACTTTTTTCAGTCTTAGCAGTATCAAACTTAGGCGAAATATTTTTTTGATTAACGCCATCTACGGCATTATCAATTTTATCAATATCCTGTAACGCTTGGTCAACGCCTTTGACCTCTGTATCTATTACTATTGTCTTTGCCATTCTTTAATTTATTTCACAGTTATAACCTAATTCTATAAATCTATTTTTTGCATATTCCAACGCCACGTCAATAGACTGTGTCTCGGTTTCTAATATCACAAAGTCAAATGATAATTGATTGATGTCGGTCATTAACTCACTTGCATTTTTGTAAGAGTCGTAATTCAAATAAGTGTTAACGGTAACTGATATTGTTAACCCATCTTGCAAACATATTAGTGATGCCCTACCGTACACCGATGGCAATTCAATATCCGTTCCTTTGATGTGAATTTTTTTCGCATCTGTTGTGCTAATTTCTAATCCCATATTAATCTAATCTTTT